CTGCAAAAGGATTATTCCAATTGGGTAGCTTAAAAAACCAGGGAATTCCCCGCGTGGTCATGACTCGCGTGGGGGATCTCACCCCTTACGCAAGAAACGCAAGAACGCATTCAGATGAGCAGGTCGCGCAGATCGCTGCGTCGATAAAAGAGTTTGGTTGGACTAACCCGATTCTGATCGACGGCGACAAAGGAATCATTGCTGGCCACGGCAGGCTGAAGGCTGCGATGCGGTTAGGTCTTGAGGAAATCCCGGCAATAGAACTGTCGCACCTAACCGAGATTCAGAAGAAAGCTCTCATCATTGCTGACAACAAATTAGCCTTGAATGCCGGATGGGACAATGAGCTTCTAAGTCTGGAGCTGGAGGAGTTGGAGCTTGAGGGATTAGACTTAAGTCTTACAGGCTTTGGCGAAGAGGAAATAAACGCACTTAAACCGGAGGTTGTAAACGAAGGGTTGACGGATGAGGACGCTGTTCCTGAGCCTCCACCGGAGCCCATTACAAAGCCCGGAGACATCTGGATACTAGGCAAGCACCGGTTAATGTGCGGCGATAGTACGAGCATCGATCATCTGGAAAAGCTGTGCGATGGTCGGCAGGTTGATATGTGGTTAACAGATCCACCTTATAACGTGGCATACGAAGGCAAAACAAAAGACGCTTTGACGATTAAAAATGACAGCATGTCAGACGATACTTTTCGTCAGTTTTTAAGAGATGCATATACCGCGGCTGACTCGGTAATGAAAGCCGGCGCTGTTTTTTACATTTGGCACTCTGACTCTGAGGGGTACAACTTTCGAGGTGCGGCGCAGGACGCAGGTTGGAAGGTGCGGCAGTGCTTGATTTGGAAAAAATCAACGATGGTAATGGGGAGGCAGGATTATCACTGGAAGCACGAGCCTTGTTTGTACGGATGGAAAGAAGGTGCTGGTCACCTTTGGGCAGCAGATAGAAAGCAAACGACTATCTTAGAATTCGACAAGCCCAGCCGGAATGGCGAGCATCCAACAATGAAGCCTGTCGCGTTGTTTGAATACCAAATGCTTAACAACACCAAAGGCGGTGACATTGTTTTAGATAGCTTTGGAGGATCAGGTACTACTTTAGTAGCGGCAGAAAAGAATGGTCGGGTTGCATATCTAATGGAACTAGACCCAAAATACTGCGATGTCATCATCAAGCGATGGGAAGAATTCACCGGACAGAAAGCGAGGCTAGAAAATGCAGCGGAAATATCCACCTGAAGTTCACTTAGTACACGGCACAAAGGGAGAGAACACGGGCATCCCATTGCCGGAGAAGGTAAAGATCAGAGTTCCGTTTGCCGAGTGGGCAGACAACCCGGCTTTATTTAACCGCGAGAGATTTGTAAAAGAGACCGCCGATTACTTGTTTGATGTCTACGGTATTGGCTCGGATCAGGACAGGCACACGCTCATGATGCTTGCCGATCAACTCCAGCTTTACATTGACGCAAGGAAAGAGCAGGCAAAACATCCTTTAGTGGTTAAGACTAACGGTGGAAAGACTCACGCTCCCAATCCTTACATCAGCCTTGCAAACAAAGCGATGGAGAACTCTATCAAGCTGATGAACGAAATGGGGCTTACTCCGCGCTCTCGACTAGCGGCAAACAAACTTGAGGACGGCTCTAAGATGGGCGAATTCCTAGCAGGGCCTAAGTTCGGCACATGAGAATAGAAGATGGTATTGCTTACGCTGTCGGCATCGTAAAAGGCGAGATCGACGCTTGTCGGAATGTTCGCCTAGCCTGCCAGCGGTTTCTAAATCATTTGGAAAACAAAGAATGGGAATGGGTCTTTGATCCTAGCCCGGTCAATCACTTTCTACAGTTCGCTGGTCTCTGTAAGCATGTAAAAGGACAGTGGGCTGGTTACCCTGTAAGCCTTGAGCCTTTCCAGATCCTTATTGCTTGCGCGATCTACGGCTTCAGGCACAAGAAAGACCGGCGTAAACGGATGGTGCAGGATGTCATTGTCTACATCCCTAGAAAGGCTGGCAAATCGACGCTGACGGCTCTTATCGCTCTTTACGAGCTAGCCTTCGGGGAAGCGGGAGCCGAGGTCTACACGCTCGCTACAAACCGCGATCAAGCATCAATCGTGTTTACTACCGCTAAGGGTTTCGTCGAAACATTGCCGCAGGAGATCTCGAGGCTCTTCATTCTCGGCAAGTTCACGATTGTGAAGAACGGCGACAGCCAAAGCATGATGAAAGCTCTCTCCAGAGATACTAAAAAGACCGGAGACGGGCTCAACCCTTCGTGCGCGATCATTGATGAGGCGAGCCAGATTGTCGACAGGAATGCGATTGAGGTATTGCACTCAGGAATGGTATCTCGGCTTAATCCTCTTCGGCTATACATAACCACCGCTTCTTTTACCCGCGACACAAAGTTTTTCGAGGACTTTCAGGTGATGGAGCACATCCTTCATCAGGATGTTCCTGATAATCCTCGATGGTTTGGCCTTCTCTACTCTCTGGATGCTGGAGACGATTGGCGAGACGAAAAGACGTGGGCAAAAGCTAACCCGATGCACAATATCTCGGTCTCGCACGATGCGATTGTTGCTCGATGCGAAGAGGCGAAGATTAAGCCCGCTGCGCTCAATGAGTTTCTCTGTAAAACACTTAACGTCTATGTTTCTGCTGAAACCGCGTGGGTCGATAGGACACATTGGGATGAATCCGTAGGGCTGACAGAGAGAGAACCCGAAGCGGTATTTATCGGTTTTGACCTAGCGGCAACACGAGATCTAAATGCGGTTTGTACGTTAAAGCGCTTCGCCGAGGATGATTACGAAGCCGAGTGGAAGTTTTTTCTTCCCGAAGATGGCTTTGAATTATTGCCAACTCATTATCAAGATATTTTTAGACAAGCGATCAATTCCGGGATCTTGCACATCACGGAAGGTAACGTGATGGACGATAGAGAGATTTCAGCGTATATTATTGGGCAAAGCCAGAAATACGACATAAAAGAAGTCGGCTACGATGCTTACAATGCTGCGGCTTTGGTAGCAAGGCTGTACGAAGTTGGAATGCCAGTTAAGAAAGTCGGTCAAGGAATGGCGGTGCTTTCTAACCCGTCGAAGCATGTCGAGCGACTCATTCTAAGCCACAAAATCAGACACGACGGAAACCCATTCTTAGGACATCAACTGGGCAATTGCGAAGTGTTTACAGACGTTCAAGGCAACATCAAAGTCAAGAAAGCCGGTGTGGACCGTCACGCTAAGGTTGACGGGATTATTGCCTTGATTATTGCGATGCACTGTAGTCTAGACAATCCGATGCCGTCTGAATCGTACGGATTCAGAGTCTTTTGAGGATAAAAATGGGCTTATTCGACGTATTTAAGCGTAAAACAGACAAAAAAGAGTCGAATTCGCTCTTTGGCAACACTGTTTTAGGCAACAACGTCATGCTCCGCGGTAAGGGGCAGGGCTACGGATCTAACCAATTACTGTATGTAACGACCTCTGCTGTTAACGAAGCAGGGCGAACTGTCGATATAACGACACTTGCTAGAAACTCGACGGTTATGGCTTGCGTAGGGGCAAAAGCACGTTCTCTTGCTCAATTGCCCGTCAAGATCATGTCTAAACAGCCTGATGGCACGTTTGTGGACACACAGACCGATCCGAGCGTTCCTGAGCGTGAAAAGAGCCGAGCTGCAAGCGTTCTTAACCTTCTTGCGAATCCTAACAACTTCCAAAGCCAATACGAGTTTTGGTATCAGTTCACAATGTGGCATGAGCTTGCCGGTGAGACTTTCGTATTACTCTGGAGGAAAGACGCACAGGAACCGACACAGATTCCGCTCGAGATGTACGTCTTAGACTCGACGCTCATCGTGCCGAGGATCTCAGAGACTCGTTATCCGTTTTACACGCTTACCAGCTCGTCTTACGGCTTCAATAAAGACGAGCCGCTTAAGTATTTTCAGGTGATGCACACGAAGTCTGAGCCGTGGCAAGGCTCTAGTTCGTTTAACCGCTTGCAAGCCGTCGAGTTGGTCTCCTTAGATCAGGACATCGACCTCTATTCCAACTTTATTATGTTGAACGGTGCAAAACCCTCGGGTTTGTTCCGTACTGAGCAAGTCATTCCTGACTCAAAGTTTAAAGAGATTGCTAGCAGGCTAAAAGAAGCGTGGACAAACATGCTTAACAGCCAGCCCTCGGATCAGAGTAAGCCGGGGCAGTCTATGCTCTTAGATCAGGGCATGACCTACGAAGCAATCAAGCCTCTTACGCTTCAGGATGTGGATGCAAGAGAGCTTAAGAAACAAACAATGACGCGTATCTGTGGATTGTTTGGTGTGCCTCCCGCGATGATCGGAGTCGGCGAGTCAAAGTACAACAACACCCAAACGATGCTGGACGAGTTCTACAAGAGCACGATGATGCCGTTTATCACGAACGTTGAGCAGCGGTTAAAATTGTCGCTGTTAAAGGGCTATCCGAATTTACACGTTCAGTTTCAAACACAAGACTTCCTAAAGGGCGCTCCGCTAGATCAGATGAATTATGTCGTTGCAGGAGTCAAGAATGGGATTCTTACGCAGAATGAGGCGCGTGAATATCTGGGACTTAATTCTCTTGATGGCGCTGATGATCTGTTGCTTGCCGCTGGTGGCGATAGCACTATTCCCGGTAGCTCTCCGCAAGACACGGGAGGTGGTGGAAACCTTAAGGTGGTCGGTAAAACAGGCAGAGCCGGAAATGCTTAAGGAACTGTTAGAGAAACTCAAGGCCGCGGCAGATAAGAGAAAGCCAAAGCCTAAGTTGGTAGACGGAATGCAACAAACAAAAGAAAAGATATGGGAAAAATTAGGGTAGTTATTGGGGCTTCTTGCTCCGGCAAGTCTACCTATATTAAAAAAGTAAAAGCGCCGGACGATGTAGTTGTTGATTTTGATGCTCTTGCAAAGGCTTTAGGGTCATCTGTAAGCCATAAATCAACAGGCGACATAAGAGAAGTGGCTTTTGCTGTGCGTGATGCCGCTATACGAAAAGTGATGCAAGGCGTAAAATTTGACGCATACATCATAGATACAAGCCCAAAACAAGAGCGCGTGTCGTTATATCGCGGAAAAAATGCCGAATTTATATTGATTGATCCCGGCATTGAAACGTGTTTAGAGCGAGCGAAAGAAAGGCCTAAAGGAACGATTGAATCAATTTACGAGTGGTATCAATCGCCTCCTTATGTCATACAAGAAATGGGTTTAGCCCCAATAAATTCAGATGATGCGCTTTTGCATTCCGCGCAAAGGATTTTACAGAGTAGTTCCAGTTCATTTAGATTTATGTGAGGTTCGCATGAAAAACGTGACGTTTTTTTACGAAGCTAAGGTCGAATTAGGCCGCAAAGCTGACGAGGCAACGGGCGAACCCACGGGTGAAATCGAAGCCACCCTTACGACGTGGGGCGCAAGAGAAGGCGCAGACGGTCGACGGTTCTTTTACACACCCGAGGCTTTTGAGGCGTGGCACGAGATGTGGATGGAAGCAGGAAGGCCGCTTCCGATGTATTTTCAACATTCAAGCGACATGATGCCTGTCGGTGAATGGTCAAAGTTCGACATCACCGAAGAAGGGATGACCGGCACAGGAAAGATCTTCCTGAACACCACTTCCGGGTCTGATCTGTACACGATCATGAAGGAAAGCCCGAAGATGGTTGGTGGCGTTTCTGTTGGTGCTTATGCCGATGAGTACAGGATGGTGGATGAGAATGGCGAGCCTACAGACGATCCCGACACTTTCTTTCAGATTGTTAAAGGTGGTCTAGCCGAGGTTTCTATCGTGATGCAGCCTAATAATCCGAAGGCTGAGATCAGTAGACTTGAGTACTGGATGGGCTCAAAACCCAATCCGAGAACGATTGAGAAGGCTTTGCGTGATGCAGGGCTATCTCGCCGGGATGCGACCGCCGCGTCCGGTGTGTTGAAAGCCATTTTGGAACAGCGTGATGCTGTGGGCGATCAACAAACTGCCACTCAGAGTGAGTCTGATGCGGCGGAACTGCTGAAAGCGCTCGAATACCGCGAGTTGCTGAAAGCTATTTCAACCCGTTAGGAGATTTTAAAATGTTGGAAAAAGTCATTGAAAAACTGGATGCAATCGAAGCATCTAGCGCTGCAAAACTTGCAGAAACCGCACAAGCTGTCGAGGCAAAAGTTGCCGAGGCTGTCGAGTCGCTTAAGACCGAAACCGAAGCAAAGATTGCCGCTTTAGAGGCAAAAGTTGCCGCCCCTTCGATCATCCGTCCTATTCACAAGACCGTCCGTGGCGAAGCAAATCGTCGCTTTAAGGACGTTCTTAAGGAGTACATGAAGGCCGGTAACAACATTGAGCGCGAAGTCAAGATCTTTGAATCGGTGGATCAGTGCGAAGCGTACATTAAGGAAGCCTCGGCTCTTACGGGTTCGGGTTACGACGTTGGTGGCCGCACAGCTTACGATCCCGTGTTCGCTGCAAAGCGTCTCGGAAATCCCTTGATGGATCTGTCGCGCATCGTTGCAACTGACGGTTCCGCATATCAATTTAGAGTCAAAACCGGCAATGCAGGCGCTCAGTGGGGCTACACCGTTCAGAACAACGGCGCATCCACGACTGAAGCCACAAGCATTTGGCAGGTGATCCTCAAGGATTTGAACGCTCAGTTCCCCATCCGTACCGCAGCACTTGATGACATCGACGGCCTCGAGGCCAACGTTGTTGACGATATGTTGATGGAGTTCCAGCAGGCAATGGCAACCTCGATGATCCAGAATAACGATCAGTCGGGAACCGGAACCTCTGTAACGACGGGTGGCGCTGATGGTCTGCGCGGGTTGGATCAGTACGCTGGCGCTAACAGCACCTACACGGGCGGTTCTTGTTCGACAGCTTCGTTTGGTACTTCGGGAACTGCAACCACCAACGGTCTGCATAACCTTGCTACTTATGACCAGTTGACCACGAACGCTAACACGGTTGCAGCTAACAATATCGTCTATAAAGATGTTGTTAACTTCATCTACAGCCTGCCACAGCAGTATTGGACGGCCAGTGCAGCGTTCATGATCAACCCGATCCTGCTTCAGGGCATCCGCGGTCTCGTGGACGATCAGAAACGTCCGATCTACATCGACGGTCTGTCACGCACCGATGGCATCGTTGGTGAGTTGCTCGGCTTCAAGGTTGCAGTCAACAAGTACCTTGATAACCCCAGCCAGCCCACCACCGGCGCAGCAGGAACGACCAGCTACTATCCGATGTATTTCGGCGACTGGCAGCAGTTCCACACCATCGTTATGCGTCTCTCGATGGTTCTCCGTCGCTATGACCAGACGCTCCCCGGTTCGATCACGTTTTACGGCGAGACTCGTGCAGCCACTTCGGTGCGCGATCCTAACGCTGGTGTGCGTTATCGTTCGACCGGTACGGCTGCTTGATAAAAGAGGGCGCAAGCCCTCTCCCTTTTGGAGAGATTATGAAACAGGTTATTTTGGAAGGCTTGAAAAAGGCTCTCCACGAGGGCAAAAGCACTGTCAACCTCGCGGAAGCCTCAGCCCTAACCGGCTCAGGCAGCGGGGTTGGCGGTCGCGTTTATAACGAGGATGTTTTTGCATCACTGCGTTACTGGAACCCATTTCGGGTTTATGCAAATCAGACAATGACGGCAGACTCGGACATTCAGTTTGTTGTTAAAACGGGTAACGCTGCTAACTCCACCAACCCGTGGGGCTACACGGTTAACGCGAACTCAGGCTCACCCAACATTGCCACATCCATTTGGCAGCTTCCGATGCGTGTTATTTCCGCTCAGATGCCAATCAGGGCAGCAGCGATGGATGACATTAACGGATTAGACGCTGCGCTTGTCGAAGATCTCGCAATGGAGTTTAGCCAAATTGAAGCCGCGTCTATGGCAATCAACAACGATCAGGCAGGCTCTACAACGACCTCCACAGGCGCTACAAACGGCCTTAGAGGCTTGAAAATGTACGCTGGCACTGCTGGATCATCCGCGTCTTACGGAACGTCAGGAACGGCTATAACAGCGGGTATACACACACTTAATACAGTGGGTTATACGCATTCAGGTGGTATCGAATGGGAAAGCCTTGTAGACGTTGCTAGCGCCCTTCCCGGTCAGTTTTGGAGGATGCCCGGAACTGCGTGGATGATGCACCCGACAGCTATTGCAACGCTGAGGGAATACGCTCACGGTGGTAATTCTTACGCACTTGTTGAGACAGGTGAAAAGGACGAAGGCCCCGGTGTAAATATTATGGGCTGGCCGGTTATTGCTAATCCTTATTTGGATGCTCCTGCAATCGGTGCTTTTCCGATTTATCTTGCAAACTGGCCGCGGTTTATGTGGATCGTCGATCATTCAGAGATGACGCTTCAGAGAATGGAGCAGACCCAGCCCGGAACGATTACGATATATGCTGAAAAGCGGATGGTCTCGACCGTTCGTGATGTAACTGCCGGTGTACGTTTGATCGGAACCTAAAGATGCCATCCCAACTGCAAGGTAACTTCGGAGCGGGTTCAAGAAATCCGTTCAACTACTCGAAGGTCATTCAGAGCACCCGTGATCCGGTGACTCAGTGGCTTACGTTTGAGGAAATCACCAACCAGTTGAATTTGTTTCAGGATGAGTCACAGGACGATTATCTTGCTCAGTTAGAACTCGCTACACGTATGGCGATTGAGGATTATTTAGGTGTCCCGGTCTTTAACGTCACCTATCAGGCTTCCTACATGATCTCAGGGCTTATGGCTGCACCTGTAAGCCTTGATCTCCCCGAAGTCTCGCAGAATGGTGTGACGATAAACTGGATCAAGTATTACAACGACTTGAACCCTCCGGTTTTAACGACGATCACAAGCTCAAACTATTACTACGACCCAACAGGGAACAAAGTTGTTCTCTTCGAGGTTCCCAACAATATCAACACTTACATGACTGCTCCTATGCTTTGCCAGTACACCTTACAAGGCTCGGTGATCGGTCAGTATCCTGTAGTCAAACAAGCGGGGCTTATGTTGTTGACGCATTTCTACAATAATCGCTCGGCTATTTCCGCAGAGCAGCATAAACAGATGCCGTGGGCGATTGACCAATTGCTTAGACCGTACCGCCCGCTGGTGATGTAATGGTCTTACGCGTCGACGAAATAAGCATCAATAATCTGTCGTTCACCATCACGAATTTGGGTGAGCAAACGACAGTCGAGACGCTGTGGTTCAAGACGCGAGCAAAGACTAAGTCGGTTCACAATCGAATTCGCACGTTAGAAAAGTTCCGGCAATACGACAACATGATGGACTTCATTGTGAACTACACGCCCAACATGCGGACGATCTCGGATAATCAGGAAGATTACTCCATTACATTCCGAGGTAACAGTTGGCGAATCGCAGAGGTTTTTGAGCACGATGACAGACAGTGGGTCTCGCTGATGTGCTACAGAAACGAACCTAGCGTGGCGGTCTGATATGGGGCAAAATAGCGCGGTTGTTTATGCTCAAGCGATACAAGCGCAACTAGTCACAGTTTGCACACCGACTCCAGTTTATGCAGTGTTCAACCGTAACTTTGCAAGCGAACCGACTTTTGTAACGTGGCAGCTCAGAGACGTTCATCAGCCGGTGTATACGGGGCCACAGTCGGTGAAGGGTATAGATCGACCAGTGTTTCAGGCTACGGTGTTTGCTCAGTTAATGGCGAATTGTTTTAGTAAGGCGCAGCAGATTGTGGATGCCTTACACGGTTATCAAGGTACTTTCGGTGGTCTCTTTTTTGTGTCAAAGGTCGATGTAGATTGGCTCTTTCACACCTACGACAATGACAGTAAATTAAATCAAATCGTTCTTGATTGCACTTTAGACATTCCTGCGTGAGGTGAAAAATGGCTCTTCCTAGTAAAATTTTACCCGGCTTTAGCGCCTCGCTCTATTGCCAACCAACTGCAACTCCAACCCCGTTGACAACTGCAAACCTTTCTGTGGTTGCAAGCGTTTCGGCTATTGCTGTCTCGGCTAATCTTGTGCCTGTAGAGGCGATCCCTGCATTCGGGCAAGACGATGCGGTTGCTAACTTCTCGGTCGCTGGCTCGCGTCAATCTGACAAGATCCCCGTTCAGTCTGCACCTACAAGCATGACGGTGGTAGCGGCGTGGAATCCTGCCGACACTAACCTTCTTTTGCTTCGCGGCGATGCTTACAACGGCACGATTGATCGCACGTTTGTTATCGCAGCAACGGACGGCACAAACATTGTTTACTACGCTTTCAACGGACGCGTAAGCCAGTGGACGATTGATCCTGCTCCGGGCGCTGAAGCTAAGGTGACATTCACCATTCATCCACGGGGTAATCAATATGGCTGGTCAAACAATGTCTGATTTTCTTGAGGGCATGAAGGGATACTATGGCGATCTTCATCAGTACGCTAAAGGGCATCCCTTTACCCTTCAAGAGGTGGATGCCGCCTTACAGGAAGCCGAAGCCGCAGAAGCAGTTTGTCTCAATGTGATGAGGCATTATGCAGCGAGCGAGTGACGATCTACTGAGCTATCTCATCGCGCAGGCCCAGACCGGTGCTAAGAACTGGTTTGGGTATCCACAACAACGGCTCATCAACATTTCGCTCTGTCATCAGATCGCTGCCAATCATGCGGACTGCATGTCACCGGATGAAATTGTTGATTACGTCCTGAAACTAAACGATCAGATCTTCAAGCGCATCGTCACCAATGCCAACGATAGAGGTTAAAGGTCTAAAGGAATTTGAGAAAGTTCTTTTAGATCTACAAGAGGAATTTGGCACAACAAAAGCCAAACGGGCTCTTATACCCGCTCTCAGAGAGTCTATGGAAGCAGCCAAAACAAGAATTAAGGCTGGCGCACCCGTAGATACTGGCAAGCTAAAGATTAAGATCAGAAAGGGCGCAAAGGTTGCCACCGGCAAAGATAAAAAGCGCAAGTATCTTTCGCCCAATACAATTGCGTTCGGCTATGTCGATGTCGGTGTTAATTACAAGGATGAGAAAGGCGAATATAGGCCCGCAGCAGAGGCTATGGAATACGGCACTGCCAAAACACCGGGCAAGCCTTTTATCAGGAATAACTTTCAATCTGCCGTTCCGCAAGTTTTAGCGTCGCTTGCTGAGCGTCTCGGTAAAAATTTAGACGCGTGGGCATCAAAACAAAAGGCAAAGACAAAATGAAACTACAAGAAAGATTGGGTGGTTTTCAGCGGCAAAAATATCGACAGATCAAGTTTGGCGATCAAAATCTTGAGGTCTATTTACCGACCAGAAACGAGATGAAAGGCTTGATGGACAAGCTGAAAAAGCCTCCTCAAGAACTCATTGACGGTGAATACAAAACGCTTTTGGATTCGCTGTGGCAGTTTTGCAGCCCCACTGATGACGGCATAGAAGTATTGGAGAATGACGTTAAGGTGCAAGGCGTAAGCATGAAGTCAACGGCAAGATTCACGGCCATCAAAAAGATGCGTGAGATTGCGATGATCTCTCTAGTCGGATTCAAGGAAGGCGATGATTTGTTTGCTCTCTCTTACGAGGACATTGCAGACACGCTATCCGAGGTTGAGATAACTGAGCTTGTGAAATCTATTGAGTCTGCTGTCAATCCCGATTACGAGACAACCAAAAAAAACTGACAGGGTCGCTATATCACCAGATAAGGGCGGCGGCGATCTTTAACGGTCAAAGCCCGGAAGTATTTGATAGCCTTGATGTAGCGACCGTTCAAGCATTAGAATTGATGTGGCGCGACGGATTGATTGGTGGCAGGCAAAACCTGATC